CACAAAGATCAGTAGTGAGGGTACTCCTTGTGTATCTGATCAACTATTACCTTATGCTGATTCGGGTCATCATGGTGTTGAGATTAATACACCTGACATTATTCATCTAGATTCTGGTAGTAATATGTCATTTACAGCAGGTGGACTATATGGAGTTAACTCAGTAGGCAATGCAAGTATTAAGACAGATGCTAACTTCCATGCTCATGCAGAGGGAGATGCTCGTATCAGTGCAGATAACACAGCGATTAATGCACTATCTGGTCAAGCAGACATGACAGCAACAGACACAGCAAACATTGATTCTGGTGGTAATGCAAATGTAAATGGTGATAAAGTTTATCTTGGTTCTAGTACTGAGGCGAGATCAAGTCTACCTGACGATGCAGTGACAGCAGTTACAACACAAGAGGGTGCTAGAGGTGCTCAAGTACCACTCAAAGATGCACAAGAATCAGTCACAGAGATTGCAAGTGTAGTATCACCAGGCGATATTCCTAAGAGTAGAGCAAAGAAAGATGCAGTTATTGAACGACTTACCTCGTTTATCACAGGTTTAATGGAGTAACCATGAGTAGAGAATGCGATAATGTAACCCCTCTTGGAGCTAAGGCTGCGGCTGAATTGCTCAATGAGAACAGTGCCGCACTGGTTAATGCCATATTAGACTTGACAGAGCAAGCCACAGATGATAGTCTAGATAACCCTCTTGTCACACTTGATCAACAGACATTAGCGAGTGCCACCTCTGATCTAAACAATATTATACAGCAGATACCCCTTGCTGGTGAACTATCTAATATACAAGATCGATTAAATGAGTCAGGCGCAATATCTGCTTCTGATTTAGCAGAATATGCCATAGATAATAGTGATGATCTAGTTGAAATCTCGGAAGTACTTGCTGATTATAATGCAGACTTACCTGTGATTGCGAATGGTCAACAAGGAACAGGAACAAGTGGGGGTGCTAGTGGTGCTAGTGGTGCAAATGGTACAAATGGTGGCGTTGGTGGTGGTGTAAATGGTGGTGTAAGTAGCGGTACGGCTGGTACAGGAGGACTAGATGGTACACTAGGTGGTAGTCAAGGAGCATTTAATAATACTGGTGTTGCTGACGGTTCAGTTGGCATATACAGTGATCCTAGTGGACGCACAACAGGCTTTAGTGATCCAACTGTAGATGGACTATCAAGAGATACTTCACTGAGTACAGGTATTGATGGCAATTCAATCACTGGACCTGGTACTGGACTCAATCCTAATTCACTATTAGGTACTACAGCAGGTGCAGGTAGTACAAGTGGACCTGGTAGTGCTTCAGGTAGTATAGGAGCAAACACTCTTGACAGCACACTAGCTAACTCTAGTACACAAATACCTCAATCTGGTGGTGGTGTATTAACTGGCTCTGGTGAGACAAGAGTACTCGGTGATGCATCTACACTATCAGGTAGACAGTCTACTCCTTTATTTTCTGGTACAACAGCATCAAGCAATAGTACTATAGCAGGTACTGGTGCAGGTGGTACTGCAGGCGCTGGTATATTACAGACAGGTGATATTGGTGGTGGTTCTAGATTTACTAATGTGCCTGGTGCTACAAGTGGTGTTACTGCTAGTGGTAGTTTGACTACACCAACGAGTAGTGATGTAGGAAGTGGTAGTATATTACCCGTATCTGGTGCAGTAGGTATTACAAATCAAGGATTTGGGGGTGCGAATCAAGGCTTTGGACCTGGTGCATCTAGTCTTGCTAAGATAAGAGCGGCTAGAAGTGATGTTAATGATGTAAGAAAGAACTTAGCCATATACGGTGCATTGATAGATGGTGATACATCTACGATTGTGCCTGTACTGATGTATGAGTTTCTGAAGAAGTTAGACTTTCATTTCGCAACTAATATTGGTCAAAAACTAACCAGTGGTGTCTGTGGTGCTTATAGTGATGTACTCACAGAGTTGAATAAGTTCACACAAGTAGTGAATACAGGTAAAGCCCTGATTGGAGATATCAATAACATACTAGAGAAAGATGTAAAGAAACTAGCAGAGAGTATTAAACAGAAGGGTGTACTTGCGACACTCATGGGTATATTAGAGAAGATAATAGAAGGGGCCATTAAGGCTGCGAAGGGTGTTGTGATAGCAGCCGTTGCTTCTGTACTAGGTATCATTAAAGTAGCTGGTTCAGCCGCTAAGGCCATAATGAAAAAGATTGCAAAGATACAGAAAGATATTAACAACTATATGAAAGATGCTTCTGTACAGAAGATTATTGAAGACATGGAGAAGCTAGTTGTGAAATTAGCTGAGTCATTTGAGAGACTTACACCACAGAATATAGCGAATCTAATGTTTAGATTATGTCAAATGGCACAAGACTTACAATCAAAACTGATGCAACCTGCAATGGAATTAAATAAATTTGCGACAACTGTGGGCAGTCAATCAAGAGCCATACAGTCTCGTCAAGCTAAAACAGTACAAAGCGCAGTGAGTTATGGTGCTATACGAGTGAGTGATGCTGATAGAACCTCGAAGAAGAAGAGTTCTATCGATACCATTAATAGCGAGGCCTCTCCGTCAAACACAGAAGCAGTGTATGTAGATAGTAAAGAGATGAGTGAAAGCGAGATGCAAGCACTGGCCACGATGGATGAGAATGGCATAGGTAAGAATATTAAATTTGGTCCTCAGTTGACAGAAGAAGATGCGCTTGGTAAACAACCTGGCTGGCAGAAAGTCAATAACGATGTCTGGAAGAGACTCATGAGACTTACACAACAAACAGGTGAGACATATACTGTTGAGAAAGGATATGTAAAGCCTAGATATGTAAGCACACTCAAGAGATCACCAAAGGTACCACATAACACAGGCTATACAATTGATATAGCAGTAAGACCAAAGATTCGAAAAGATACTATAGTGGCCGCTAGTAGAGCAGGCTTTACTGGCATCTCTGTATATCCATCATATATTACTTTATCATTATCAAATAGAAGAGCAACAGTGTCTGGATTAAGTGGGCAAGAGGCGACGAGTATACAAGAACTATTAGATAAGCATAATATAGATGGCTTTAAGATAAAGCGTACCTAGTTACACTATAAATAATCTATAAAGGGTAAATAAATGGCAAGAGTAACACCAAGAGCGAAGAAGCAAGAGTTTTTCTCAGACTTTCTAGGTAACTTAGAACAAGTACCTGGGCGGGCTGATGTTGCTCGTGTAGTCAATGAGAATGCTGTGAAGCAGAGTATTAAGAATCTACTCATGACAGATCGTGGTGAGAGACTCTTTCAACCTAACATAGGGTGTGATATAAGAGGTAGTCTATTCGAGAACATAGACCCTAATACCATATTGATCATCAAAGAGAATATCAAAACAACAATTAGTACATATGAGCCTCGCTGTGTAGTAAAGAATGTAGTTGTATCATCTAATATAGACGATAATGCCGTTAAGGTACAAGTTATATTCAGTGTAATAAATAGTAGCAGAGACTCATCACTCACACTCGATCTTAGCAGGGTAAGATAATGACAGACATTTCACCAGTAACGAATCTTGACTTTCTAGCAACGAAGGAAGACCTCAAGACTTTCCTTAAGAGCCAAGACAGGTTCAAAGACTTCGATTACGAAGGCTCTAATATGAATGTACTATTAGATGTACTATCATATAACACTTTCTATAATAGCTATTACTATAATATGGCCATCTCAGAGATGTTTCTTGACTCAGCTACTCAGAGAAACTCAGTTATCTCTCATGCCAAAGAATTAAATTATCTTCCTACAAGTAGACGAAGTGCCATTGCAAAAGTAAATGTAATCATTACTTATGAGAACTATGATAGTAACTACTTCACTGTGCCATCAGGTACTGCATTCACTGGTCGCTGTGGTAATAAGACTTACACATTTCTGACTGATAAGGCGCATAGTGCAGAAAGAGATCCAAACAATAGTTCACGATACCTTGTGAATAATGTAGATGTATACGAAGGTCGTATCATTACTGAAACACTAACGAACACAAACACAGAACTATCAAATGGTAGCATAGACACAAGAAGCCTTAACCTTACAGTAAATGGAAGCGAATATACTTACAAGAGTGATGTATATGGACTTGCTTCTACAGACAAGATATTCTTTTTACAGCCTGAGAACGATGGTAGATACTCTGTACAATTTGGTAAAAACAAATTTGGCGCTGAACCTAGTGTAACAGATTCCATTCAGGCGACCTATAGAGTATCTTCTGGAGCGGTCGGTAACGGTGTGACTTCTTTGACTCTTGGCGCTTTTGCTGGCGCTTCAGCGATTGATGTGACTGTGACAGCACAATCTTCAGGCGGAAGAGATGCAGAAGACATTACATCGATCAAGGCTTTTGCACCTAAGGCTCTCCAAATACAAGAACGAGCAATCACGACACGAGACTACGAGACTCTACTTCGTACTCGCTTTCCTAATATACAAGCAATTAGTGTATATGGTGGTGATGAAGTTGATCCACCTCAGTTTGGTAAGGTCATCATCTCTGTTGATGTTGTAGGTGGTGAGGGTGTTGCTGACTATGAGATTGCTAACTTTAAACGCTATCTACGAGATAAGACTCCTCTTACGATTGAGACTATCTTTGTTGTTGCTAAGTTCATCTATGTAGACACAAGTGTTGATGTGATTTATGATCCTAACTCGACAAGTAAGTCTGCTTCACAGATTAGGTCTGATGTTGTAGATAGAATCAGAACTTATAATACCGACTCACTGAATGACTTTAACAAAACATTCCGTCAGTCTAATCTAGCAGCCTTTATTGACACGCTTGATAGTTCAATCATCTCTTCTGATATTGTTGCTAAGCCTGTGATTGAGTATGTTCCTGATCTTGATGAGTCTAAGTCTCCTATATTCTCATATGAAACTGCACTAATTAAACCTTATCCATATGATACTACAACAGGTCTAAATAACTTTAAGCCTGCGGTATCTTCATCTAAGTTTACTGTAAATAATAATATCGTAAGAGCAAAAGATGATGGTAATGGTAATATTATGCTTGTGATTGCGGGCGCTGAAGACGAGTCAGTGTTTAATCCTTCTGTTGGTACAATTGATTATGCAACGGGAACAGTTAGATTTAGTGACATTACGATCACTAACTTCGAAGGTAATGCGATTAAGTTTACTGCAAATAGTGTGAGAAAAGATATCAGACCACCTAAGGATCGCATCATTGTAATTCGTGGTAATGATATATCTGTGAATGTAACCCCATTGGAATCATAATATATGTCAGTTGATATAAGAGACAATACTTATTCGGATATAATCAGTCAGTTTCCTGACCATTATAAAGAGAATAGTGCATTTCTAATCGAGTTCATTGAGGCTTATTACAAGTACAATGAGATGAAAATGGATCGTGATATTCCAAAATTACGAGACATCGATACTACCATAGATGCGTTTCTTGTGTTCTACAAAAGAAAACATCTTGCTGATTTACCATTTTCTTCTGATGTAGACATTCGTTTTGTATTGAAGCATATTCAAGACTTGTATACAAGAAAGGGAAGTGAAGAGTCTCTACAACTTCTATTTAAAATATTCTTTAACGAAGATATTGAAATCAAATATCCTGCTAGAAATATACTCCGTGCTTCTGACTCTTTATGGAGATTCAATACATTCCTTGAGATGAGACCTGTGTATAGTGAAACTGATTATCCTATACAGCGTGGTAATACAATTCGTGGTGACTTATCTCAAGCAAGTGCATTCGTAGATGATATTATATTCATTACTTTAAGTGGTGCGCTTACTCCTATTGTTTACCTATCTAATCTAAAGGGTGAGTTTCGACAAGCAGATGCACTTGAAGTTATAACAGCGACAAACGATAATGTCGAAACAAGAATCAATGTTGGTAAGCTAATCAATGGTTCTATCTCTAAAGCGACCGTAAACAGTAGTCGTAGACTGCCTAAGAATTTTGTGGGCGATACAGTCGATCTTCTCAGTTCTAAAGTTGGCCTAGGCGCTAAAGGCATTGTGACGAAAGTAAACTCAGACGAGATAGGTAGTATCGACTATGAACTTGTAGATGGTGGATGGGGCTACTTAGATCCTAACGGCTATAGTCTAGAGTACTTTAATGATAATGGTATTAGTAATCGTGTTATTCTCATTCAGAGCGATGAAGAAATTGATGTAAAACCAGGAGAAATGATTATCTGGCCTGGATCTACCATCGAGTACGAAGGAAGAACCAAATCTTCCTCTATGTATAGTGTCACAGGCGGTGCAAAGGTTATTGCATATCGTCACCCCCTATTGTTTATTGAGACTAGAACTTCAAAAGACGACTTGTATGATTTCATGTCTCAATACTATGATACAGGCGCACCTGCTGAGGGTGGCGGCACTATATACAGAAATGTTATATTCGATCATATGTACAATGCAATTCTTAGTTCTTTCTTTAACAGTGAAGGTAATGTTACTGCATATATTCCTCCACCACAATTTGATAGAATACTATCTAATATATTCTTCAAAGCAACAGAGGAAGACACGATAGCAGGTAACTTTGCGGGCGGTGCTTCTGGATATGATTACGGCGATCTTGATAATCTGCGTAAGACACAAACAAACAATGACTTTCTTCTTTTCTATTACTTTCAGCAGACAATTAACAACGGTATTAATGATGCTTTGCTTTTCGAAGGTGGGGGACAGGACTTTGACACCAGTCTTATCAATTCAGGAGACACGGGCACTCTAGGTATAGTAAATAAAGCCCAGGTCGATCTAGACAGTGGCGATAGAATGCCAACTATCGCTCCTATGAGTAGCTTGGATTACGGCATAGGCTATAGTTCGGCTCAGTCAGGTCCTGGCGGCACCAGTGTTGGAAAAATGTTCAACACCAATCTATCAAATATGCGCCATGGACAATTGTATACTATTAATCATATAGGAAATACTCTCACAGATGACGACTGGGAATTAATAGGTGTTCCTTCTGGTAAAAATGTATTAGGACACGACTTTGTTTACAATTCTGAAAATATAGATCAGTTGGCAGGAGCAAGGACTTTCAATTTCACTGAAGCTGAGATTGATTTTGCTACTAATATCATAACTTTAACTAGTGCAGGTGTAGATCACGAACTAGAAAATGAAGACACTGTAATTTTTAAGCGTGTAAGTGGTCCAGATATTAACAATTCAGATAATCCGGCTATTGGTATAGAGGATGATAGATCCTATGAAGTAATCAGAGTTGACGGACAAAGAGTTAAGTTAGAGCAATCGGGGTCGAATGACGCCGCTGTTCTTATTGAGAATGATTCTACTGCAGGCGCATACCGTCTCATAGATTTGACTGGAGACGATTCTGTATTTAGTAATCACAAACAAATTTTTGGTAGACTCTATAATTACTTAGCACTGAATAACTTGAGTCCTAGTATAACAATAGGGCAATCTTTAGAAACACCTCCAAATATTCCAGCTCAAGTTTCAGAATTGTATCCTGCACAGGATGAAGATGGTAATGACTTAGGTATTGGTGCACCTCACCCCAACGCTGGAGAAACTGATTGGGAATGGTACGATGCTTATCAAGTTCCTACAGACTCATTAGTACCAGGAAGAAAGTATAAGTTCTTTGATTTCGGATCACTGACCTACCAGAACATGGTTGATGTTGGTCAAACTGGACTATTCAATGACGGAATTGAGCAAGATATTCTAAACTCAAGAAATTCGAGTACGCTGAAAGGTAGAAGAAAATACATCATTAAAGATACAGGCACACTTAGTTTAAGTGATTGGCAAAAACTAGGCGCATCAGCAAACCCGCAGGTGGGAGATATATTCACCGCAACTCTACCTCAGCCAACAATCACTGCCGCTGATTTAACTTTTGCCGATACTCAGATCAACACAACTGATTACAGTACAATAGAGTTTTCTGTTTCGCATGGATTAGGCGATCAAGACTCCGTGACCTATAATGATGGTGGTCAAGGAGGACTTCTTTTATCAGACCTATCAACAGTAATCTCCACTGGTGATGTATTCTATATTCAAGTAGTTGATAGTACCAAAATTAAACTCTACACCAATAGGGATGTGTTTGATCAAACTACCTTAGTCGTATTTGCTGATTCTAACAGTGGAACGACTGATAATGGTTTGCTCAAGACAAGAGGAAATGCCGAAGTAGTAGATTTATTCAAAGTGTTAAATCAAGAATTTATTGCCGCTGATCCTCAGCCAGCAGGTATACCTTCTGACGGATTATGCACAGATGGCATTAAGGTCTCAGCAGGCCCAGATTATCGCCAAACAGTTACATTCGATGGGGTAGATCAACAAGTAGACTTCGGGATTTATAATATTGGCGGAGTAATGACTGATCCACTGAAAGACGAGACTGGCTCAGATGAGAACCGTATTCCAGACGACATTGCAAATCTTGCAGGAATTAGCTTCACAGGACTTATTAATGGAGATCACACTAGACCAGTTACCTGTAGGCAAATAGGAAAGTTCAACGACTCGACATCATTCAAAGTTACATCAATCAGAGACTCAGAGACGGTAACTCTGGTGCCCGATATTGTCGGTGATGTAGTTCTAGATAGAATATTCAAGAACGAATATGAGTTAACAGAAGCGGCATTCGATGATGTTAACGAGACTATAACATTGACTGACGATATCGACCATGGCTTCGATGATAATGATGTAGTCATATTCTCTAAAGTAAGTGGACCTGGTAATATAGTTAATTTAACTTCTGGCGATAGTTACCGAGTAATTAGGGTAGATGAGAATAAAATATCTCTTAGACCAAGCACGGTAGGTTCAGCGATTAACTTTACTATCGATTCGACCGGAACATATAAGATACAAGAATCTAACATTGAGGGAGATAGATTTAAAGACGGTCTATTTGATCTTAGTGGGGCAACAATAGAAAGTCTAGGCACAGAGTACAGAGATGCTTTCGCTAGGCTGACTTTCACACTAGGAAGCATAGCCGAACTGCAAGAAGATAATCCAGGCACTGAGTATGAAAATGATGTAGGAGTCAGAGTCGTTAATGATGTGATTGCTAGATTTAACAAGAAAGATTTGATCGTTAGATTTGATGACGACAATTTTCAGTTGAGAGTGGGCCAAACTGTAGAACAACTGAGAGAACTTGAAGATACTAGTGTTGATGTGGTTAACGGACTAAGTCCAGATCAAGCAACAACTCTTGCCGCTTCGACTACAGAAAAACCAGAAGGATTACCACAGTCTACTTCGTACGGAATTAGTACAACAACATTCTCAATTGAAAATGAAAAGTATACCGCAAAGGCTAAATTCTTAAAAAGAGTCGAGCAAGATTTTTACTTTAGACCTACATCTTTCTACACATTCGATAAGTCTTTGCCCATCAGCATACAGGCAAAGGATAGAAATATAATTTCCATAGGTCAAGATCAGGACTCATTGCCAATGGGCGCAAATGCGATTATCGATGGTAATGTTAAGTATGACACAGGACAAATAGACGAGATTGTTATAACTCACACAGGATATAAGTTTGAAGACACCGAAGTTGTTTCTATGATCAATACAACCCCTGGTAATGACAATTTCAATAGACAAGTAGGCAGTGTAACGCTCAGAACTCTAGGACAAGGAAACACTAAAGGGAAATGGAACAATAGAAATTCTTTTGTTGGCGACTCGACAGCTAAAATACACGATAATAATTACTATCAAGACTACTCTTATGATATCAGTTCGATAGTTAATCCTCAAGTATATAAATCTTTAGTGAAAAATGTTGTGGGTGTAGCAGGAACAAAAATGTTTAGTACGCCTTTGATAAATAGTGATAACCCTATGCAGTCAAATGTTGACTCGGTCATACAAAGATATAATATTGTAACTGATGATCTAGTGGCTGAAGGCACCGGATCAGNATCTAATGTAAATGAAATTCTAGATGGCCAGTTGCTGAAGACAGAAGACTCTGGTGGAGAACAATCTGTAAATATTAGAGCAGTTACAATTGAAGAGAGAGAAGATTAATGGCTATAATGAAAATTACATCTGACGGTGATCCATTTCCAGCTAAAGCGGGAATAGGAACTCCTACGAATACTGGAATTAGATCCTTCTCTCCTAATAGTCCAACTGGCTTTGATCGGATACTGGATCAAGTGCCCAGAAAGCAATATAATATATTGTATAGAGCAGGTGATAGACCTCTCTTCGAATCTGATCCAGAAATAGTACCGACTGACGACATTATAGGTGTTGCGACAAATGGAGTTCCTATTTACTCTCCTGGCAGCAAGTTTAATCCTGCTACAACTGAGAACTCAGGAGCATTAACATGGAATGTTGCAGGTACTCAGGTTGGTAACTTACTCGACTCTTGTGGCGGTAGACCAGAAGACACAAACGAATATAGATATAGACATGGAAACTTTTTGTATAATGGGTTTAGCAGTGTTACGGAAACAAATCAACTGTTCTTAGACTCTAGTCCATACTACTTAAATAATCCTTTTGGCTCTGATCATTTGAGACATGGATCATATTCTGAGTATCCCACATTTGCGCCTGGCCATTCTAAAATTATAGGATGGTCCTTAGACGGATATCCCATTTATGGACCATACGCATATTCTGATCCCTTAGATGAGACCTCAGATGTTGTTCTTATGAGAAGTAAATATAGATTAAAGGATCGAGATGATGATATATTACCTGAAGGAAGAAAGGTTGGAGCTCCTATAGGAACATACACACAAGACTACAAGTTCGATTCCACTCTAACAGGAACATTAGATTCGTCTAATGGTAGATACTGTAAGACTCCTGATTTTAGGGCGGGAACATATGCGTACTTCTTAACATTCAGTGACGAGGATGTTGATGGTGCACCGCCTATACAGACTACTATTCCAGCGTATCCCTATGTTATAGGAACATTCTCAAAACAACCTAGGTCTTACACTTAATATTCGGAAAGAAAATAATGACAAAGATAATTACGGAAAATTTTAAAACAGAAACCACGCACAGTTTATTCGATACGCTGTCGTCAGATAACTATTATGTTATGGCTTCTACTACCAAAACTAATATTGAGTTTGAGCAGACTCCTACTATTAAAAACACGCAGAGGTCTAAACGAGATTTTCAGAGAAGGGTGCTTTTTGCTAACAGAGTAAATGCAGACGATGCAAGATATATGTTTTTAGAAAACTCTTGGGTCAGAGGAACTGTCTACGATCAGTATGATGACGAAAAGGATATTGAAACCCTTAATATGTTTGTCACCGTACAAGAAGGAGGCACTACTTCGTTAGCTTCAGATTTCATGGTCCTTAAGTGTCTTGACAATAACAATGGTTCGCCATCACAAGAGGTGCCAGGAACGATAGATAAGGAAGCTGGCACGATTGTTACCACTCAGGATGGATATGTTTGGCAGTATATGTTCAATGTTGAGGAAGGAGATAACGGTGGAGCGATAGAAAAATATAGAACGGCGACCACTCTTCCCTTACCTAAGTTCAGCCAAGACGGCGGTGGATACGGAGATCGTGTTGTGGCAGCCACCGCTAGTGAAAATGTATCAAGAATAGAAATTGTTTCTACTCCAATAGGCTCATTTAATCAGTACCTTTTTGGAATGACCACATCTATAGCAGACTCGTCTGATGTTCAAACACTGTCTTCTAAAGAGACTTTGGATTCTGGTATAAGAGAAGTGGTTGTAAGCACTACACCTCTTGTAGGTAGATCATTATACACGGAGAATAATGCGTACAAGAATATGTACTTAAGGCATAATATTTCGGGTAAATTGTACACTGTTGTTGCTTCTGAAACAATAGATGCCACTTTGAAATTGCTGATAGATGTGTCGGAGTATGCTGAACCAGATAACTTTAGTCCTCAGGCGGGAGCTGTACAGTGCCAGCTAGTGATAAAAATATTAGTCAGTAATAGTAAAATAGGGCAAAGAGAATCAGAAATAGACTCTGAAGAAAACCTAGAGTTTAACTGTAAAGCATATGGAAAACTTGATGAGAAGGGAACACTAAAGCAAATTTCGTTTGAGAGAAGAGGAGAACACTATAAGTTTGCTACAGCTAGGGTGATATATCCTCCTTTCTTAAAGACTTCAGTAAGTGCCAGCGGCGAAACCACGGAACTTAGAGTCGTTCTTTCCCCCAAAGGCGGACACGGTAGCGATCCTATCGCAGAGTTGGCAATGAGTAGGCTGACTGTAGTGACAAACTTCACCGGACAAGAAGATTTAGATACTCCTACGACTAACACATATACAATAGTGGGCTTAGTTAAAAATCCGGTAATGTTAGATGAAAATGGAAACAGTACTGTTCCTTCTAATAATAAAGCTCCTCATATTATAGACAACAGACTTAGATTAAGCACTTCTGGGAATATAACCGCAAACCAGATACAAGTAGGACACACAGTAGAGCANTATATAAAAACTATTCCACTAGGTGAAGCAGTTNCTGGAGTCAGTTACACGATTGTAGATGCTGGCAATATGCTAGATGTTGACTTTCAAGGACTTGGCGCAGCCAACGGTAATTTGGGAACAGTATTTACTTCTACATCTGATATAGTAGGCCTAGATAGTTCGAAGAAAGCTAGATTATCTTTCGCTACAGGAAGTGTGGATGAAAATGCTCCTGAATATGACTACTCAATAGAAAAGATTAGTGGCAAGATACATGAAATAACATACGATCCCAACTATAATGTAGATTCAGGACAAAGTAGTGGTACAACATTTGTCTACCTACACGACTTCTTTGGAGATTTCGAGTCTAAGTTTCAGAAAGGTATATTTTATATTAAAGAAACTGATACGGCAGAGGTCAGTATAAATAATGAAGTAGCTACAGAAATTAAATATGGCGAGTATCAACCATACACTGGAGAACTTCTACACTTTATAGATTTTTCTCCTATTCCAAGAACAGAAGAGACGACAGAAAAAATAAAGTTCACATTTGACTTTTAAAGGAAAAGAGTATAACACATGGGTATTAATAAAGACTTAAATGTAGATCCTTACTACGATGATTTTGATGAAACGAAACAGTTTAATCGTGTTTTGTTCACTCCATCAAAAGCGGTCCAAGCAAGAGAACTGACTCAACTTCAGACTATTCTACAAAAGCAGGTAGAAAGATTCGGATCGAACATATACAAAGAAGGTACCATCGTTAGTGGAGTCAACTTAACTGCTCGTGATGATTTATTTTATGTTAAGATAAGCGATAAGGTTGGATTTACAAATGCTACCGTATATGACGAGGTATTTGATGAAGCCGGTGAATCGACTAGATTTATAATAGAAGGATCCTCTGGGCTTAGGGCTGAAATCATCAAGGGTCTTAACGGATTTGAGACATCTGCGCCAGACTTAAAGACATTCTATATTAGTTATCTGAACACCACTATATCTGCTGACGAACAGAGTGATATTAAGCAGTTTGGTGCAGGCGAAGGACTTTCTCTACTAAATCCAGATGGAACTCCTGTTCTCAATAACGGCTCTCCTGTGGTATTGACCACAAACAGAGAACCTGGTTTTGTTGGTAGAGGTTTCGGTGTTTCTTGTGAGCCAGGAGTTATCTATCAAAAAGGTCACTTCATATTCGTTGATAGACAATTCACGATTGTAACTAGATACAGTAATGTTCCTGGTCAAGATGCCCTTGATCCAACTATCGTAAATTCTGTTTCTATTGGCTTTACTGTAGAAGAAAATATTGTAAACTCTAATCAAGATAGAACTCTTTTAGATAATGCTTCAGGCTATAACAACTACAATGCTCCTGGTGCAGATAGATTGCAACTAACTCCTAGACTAGTATCTTATCCTACGGCTAATGAGCCAACCGAATTCTTTGCACTACTTAGATATAGAGATGGTAATCCGATTAGACTTAGAGACTACACGCAGTACAGCCTTATTGGTGACGAACTTGCGAGAAGAACTTATGAGGAATCCGGTAATTATGTAATCGAAGGATTGAACGCTTCACTAGAATCTCCAGTTGAGTACACTAGTCCTATTGACCTGTCAGTATCTGATGTCGCTCAAGTATCTGTTTCTCCAGGCAAAGCATTCGTTTTTGGTAGAGAAATTAGAAGTCTACAAACAAATAAATTGAATATAGATAGGGTTACTGCAACTCAATCTAAAACTGGACAGTTGACCACAATCTCTCACGATCAACACTATGAGTTTAATGGCGCTAATGACCAGCCGACGATTAACTTTACTCTTGCTAGTGACTCTAGTCAAAATAACGCTCTGGACAGATATGTACTTTTAGAGGGCGGCACCGGAACTTATTCTCAAATAGGCACTTGTTGTGTTTCTGGTGTAGAGCCAGGAAAAATCTATGTCTTCAACATTATTAAAAACTCAACAAAGGAAACAACTAAGCCAAGTGCTATAGCATTACAAGGATGGACCCCCGGAAGCAACGATGTAGTAGTTTTATCTACAGACAGTGGTGGTAATCCTAAAGGTCTTCAGAATCCGTCTAAAGGATGTATGCTTTTCGATACGGGTAAAGATAGTGTTGCTTCCATCTCAAATACAAAGTTTGTCGAGAGGCAAAGGATTTCAGATATTCCCTTAACCTCAGGAACGACTGTTATTTCTAGCACTGAAACTGAACTACCCATTAAAACTGACGATGTATTCGGCATTCATAACGGAAAGCTGTACAAAGCTAGTCAAGTAGTACAATTATCCGATGGTGAAGTTGAGGCAGGTGTTGATGGAAGAAGTGATGGTATTAGAGTATCTTTCGCAGAGCCTACTTTGGCTTCAGCTACCTTAACCCACCTATTCTATAGTAGAGTTCTCAACAATCCTGCTGATGAATATATGGAAGACGGATTAACTGAGAAAACTGGATTTATTAAAACAAATTATATTGTAGGCACTAGAACTGCTTCTTTAGGTCTACCTAATGTAATAGAATCTATAAAAGTCATAAATGATATATCTAGTGTTTCTGCACCTGGTGAGTCTACGCAGATAGATGTCACTGATAAATTTAGACTAGTGAATAATCAGAAAGATAGCTACTACGATATCTCGTATATACAGCTAAAGGCTGGAGCAACACCGCCAACAACAAACACGCTTATTGTTGAAGTTAGATATTTGGATCGATCCCTAAAGGCTGGATTTTTGACAGCAGATAGCTATGCTAATGTCAACAAGACGCATTTAGTTAAAAAATACACCGCCAAGAGTTTAGAGGCTTATGATATCTTTAGCTGTTATGATCTTAGACCTTACGCAAACTCAAAAGTTGAAGTTAAGAACTCAATTTTAGGCGCAGTTTCGGTTATATCGCAGGAAACAAAGATTATATCTAATAGAAATATTGCCAACAACTCTGTAATCAACAGCACTCAGTCATACTATCTCAGTAGAATGGATAGCTTGGTCACGGATGAGTTTGGAAATATGTCCATTGTTAAAGGCGGAGAATCTGAAGATCCCGTCAAGCCTAAGTTGGACAGACTATACGAAATTGCTGAAATCCATAGTCCAGGAAATACCATCGCTACGACTGGAGAAAGATGTATAACAATCAGTAATAGAATAAACAAAGTCTATAGAATGAATGACATTCAAAACTTGGAAAAGAAAGTAGATACTCTAGCAGATATGGTTGCACTTTCTTTATCAGAACTAAACGCAAAGAACATGATGGTAACTGGTGCGGATGGAGAAGACAGGTTCAAAAATGGTATTTTAACTGACAACTTTGATTCTTTGATTGGAGCAGACTTAACAGATCCTCAGTTCAACGCATCTGTGGATAAAGGAAAGACTATTGCTCAACCAGCAGTTAAGCAGTTTCCTATTGATCTGGTTGCCGATTTATCTGCATCGGTAGATACATCTGACAGCATTGCGGCAAATTCGTTTGATGCTGTTACGACTCTAGAGCAATCTGGTGTCATCTCATTCATAGATCAGCCTTATGCTACAAATTATAGAAACTGTGTATCAAACTACTACAACTATAAGGCTAATGTTGGAATATTCCCTAGCTTTATATCTGGCTGTGATGTAATTCAAAATCCCAAAGTTGACATAGAATTAGATTTCGCATCTTCTATGTTAGACTTAGTAGAAAACATACAAGAGTTTATGCCACTAACACGAGAGGGCGAAGTTCTCAGTACAACATTGGAATCTCAATACATTGATCGTGTGAATAGATGGCATGACGGTGCACCTACTAGAGTTAGAAACTACACAGAGAGAGTTGAGACTATAGGTTTGACTTCTAAGACTAAAACTCTTGAGCAAGCCGTGGGTAACTTTGTAACTGATGTTAACATGAAGCCGTATCTTCCCGCTAAGACGATAAACATATTGGTAACGGGTCTTAGACCGAACACAGTACATACTGTATTCTGTGATAAGAAAAACATAAATGCTTCCATTACTACTGCGACCAGAAAGTCTAGTAGCACCTCCAGAAACCCTAAGCTACTTCAGTCTGGTCCAAAATCTCAAAAAGGCAAGTCATCAACACGAAGAAGTGACTCTAAAGGTAGACTGTTTATGACATTCTTCATGCCAGCAAAAACATTCTTTGTTGGAGAGAATATAATCGAAGTTGTTGATGTTGACCAATATTCGTCTATCGATTCTGGCTCAACTTCTTATGGAAAGACCACTTTAAGAGGATATAACTTTGCTATAAACAAATCCGATGTAAGTGTGACCACTAGAACAGTAGATTTTGATACAGATGTGGTCGGTGTTACTGAGAGATCGTTCCAAAAGAGAACTAGAGATCCTATCGCACAAACATTTAGAGTGAAGTCTTCGGCATCTAAAGATGCGGACTATGTGTATATAAGTGATATCGATACCTTCTTTAAAAGAAAGAGTACTACTTCTGGTGTGACTTGCCAGATCAGAGAAACTGTTAACGGATATCCTTCTAGTTCGGTTCTTCCTTTTGCTGAAAAATCTCTAGAGGCTGAGGATGTTTCTTCTTCTGATGCCGGCACTGTTCCTACTAACTTTAAGTTTGATAATCCAGTTAAACTTAAGGCTAATACCGAGTACTGCTTTGTCATAATACCAGACGGCAATTCTCCCGATTACTTGATACACACATCAAAAGTTGGTGAAATCAGTACATCTAAGGGATTAGCCTCAGCTTCTGTTGCAGTCACTAACGATTGGGGTGATGGAGTATTATTCACATCAACAAACGATAGTGCCTGGAGATCTTATCAAGACGAAGACATTAAGTTCACCATAAATAGATATGACTTCGAGTCCACGGGATCTGTGGATCTAGTTCCTAATAACATAGAGTTCTTAACACTAAGAGATAACGCAGTATTGGCTGCTGATGGCACTACTGACATTCCTTTCATCTCTGATGAAGTTGCATATGTGCTTACTGACGATGTTGAAAAGGTTATGATAATTGGTGAAAACGACATTTTATCAGTTAACACGGATCTTCTAGGTGACTATCAGTTATTTGATGACGACTATCTTCTTATTACACCTGATAGCGACACTGCCGCCGCGGAAAACAGAAAGATTGTTAGTAAGATTTTATCATATAATGATGTGCAAACGGGCGACACCGTAATTAGATACTATACAATCGAGACTCCTTTAGATGCTGACACTATTGCAACCTATGGAACATCTGTTAAGGTTAGAAGATGTGTCTATGGAGAAGTTTCATATTATAACCCTAAAGATAAAGCAAAACTTCATTTAAAAAATAGTTCTGCTAGAAGTAATAATTACATCGATGACTCTCCAACTGAAGAGATAGTCGACCTGGTTCAAGGAAGAGTGTACACGATAACCAGTATTGGAGATGTAGGTATCACTGATAACATTCTTGCCGCTTGGAGAGAAAAAACTGGACAGAGTGCTGAAGAATTTCCCGCAGTAGGAGATCAATTCGTGGCACAACATACCGGCATTCCAACCGCTGCCGGTGGAGCAGACATGATTGGTAGAGCAAGACCAAACGATCAAGTAGTATATGGATTAGATTCCGGAGCTTCTGCTAAGATAAGCGCAGTTGGTGAAGAAAAAATATCTTACTTCCAAACACAAGTTCAGATTGATGATAGTATGAACACATCTTCAAACTTAGAACTATTAGATGTGAGCAACGATACAATTCTGCTGGATAAGCCTATAGCATCAAACGCTAATGTCTATACAACTAACAAAGCTAGAAAATTAGTGAGTAAAAGTAAGCAGATTAGTCAAGGAATGACAAAAGATCCTTTCAGAATTAGAGTCAACCTATCGACAGCTATATCTACAGTTACTCCTATACTGGACACCGAAATGTCTGAAGTCAACATCTATCAATACAAGATAACAGATAGCGAAGCAACTACATCTAACTGGATATCAAAGGAAGTAATTTTAAATGATGAGTTGCCTGCTAAAGGACTTAGAGTTATTCTTTCTGCTTACAGACCACCAGGAACAAATATAGATGTTTATGCTAGATTCGTATATGCTAACAATACAGACGGCGATAAAGAATATACTAATGTAGATTCTTCTACCGCATCCACATCGACTAATTGGAAACAACTCGCTATTCATAATCCTAAAGATTACTCTAATACAAGTAACTTTGTTGATTACAGAGAGTTTATTTATAATCTAAATGAGAGTGTGCATACAGATGAATTCTCTAGTTTTCAAATAAGACTAGTTCTTAGACACAGCACAGAAAGTGAGTTAAATACCCCAGAGTTTAAAGACATAGTGCCTGGCGTTAATATTTTTCCTAGTGTCTATGAGTACAGAGCATTGGCAGTAACTTAATGGACAATCATACATTTGAGAGATCAAGCACTGGAGCAGGAATAGTCAATACTGATATTTCTGCATATAAAAGTGCCATTGCTAAGTCAAATAGAGATAAATACATCAAAGGCTTAGAATCAAGAATACAAAAGTTAGAAAGTACAATGATTTTATTACAAAAAACCCTTAACGAGATGAGTAAATGAGTACAAACACAAAAATAAGTATTTCGGATAATGCTATAACTAATACTTCTACATTCGAGGCTTGGAAAGACTTGACGAATGAGATGGTTCAAGTGTTTCAGAGTACGGTCACCTTTGAGGCTACAGGAGTAACTGTTCCAAGCACAGGAATGTCTAATGTCGGTAACATATTACTAGATGGCGATGTCTTGCTATATGCAGGTCATAAGTTAGTTGCGGATAACATAGAAGGAACAGCCTCTGCTACAGAAATAACTATATCAGAAAATACCAAAATTTTAGGTGACTTAATTGTAAATCAGAATAGTTCTGGTAACGCCTCTAGTGTAATACAGTTTCAAACTCAATCTGCAACTGATACTTGGCATCTCAGAACAAGTGAAGATCATACTCAGTTAACTTTAGGCACTTCTGCTAGAAGTCTAATCTTTTACGATACTGGCGTAATAAACACTCCTTCAGTTGCTGGACAGCAGTTTATTCTTGATAATAGAGTTCTCGGTCCTACAATAGACGGAATCGCTATCGGTAACACTACGGCAGCTTCAGCTACATTCACAGATGTAGAAGGCACAACTATCACAGCAACAACAGGATTTACAGGCGATCTGACTGGTGATGTTCTTGCGGCTGACGGCAGTCTTGTTTTAGATTCTGGAAGTGCTGTTACTGCTAGAGATGCAGTGTTTATTGGTAAATTGAATGGTGATGTATTAGCAGAAAACAGCACACTTGTTCTTGATGCCGGCACTAATGGATCAAACGCAACATTCAAGGGTAACATCAAAAGCGTTAACACGGATGCAACAATACTCGACACATCGGCCGCTGTTGCACAATTTACAGGTAATGTATCGGGCAACACAACAGGTAATCATAACGGCATTGTGGGCAATTCTGTACCCGCATCAGTAACGGGTACAACCATTACTGCAAACACTAAATTTTCAGGTAACTTAGAGGGTGATGTAACAGGTAATGTGACTGGTAACACAACAGGTAATCATAACGGTGTTATAGGTAACACTACGCCTGCGGTAGTTACAGGGACAACTATTACTGCAAACACCAGATTTTATGGCCCCTTAACTGGTGATGTAACAGGTAATGTGACTGGTACCCAAACAGGCAATGTGACAGGCAATGTGACAGGAAGTATAAAATCTGTAGATGGCACCATTGCTCTAACGAACGGGGCTACCGCCGATGATTCTCTGTTTTCTGGTGTAGCAAGCCGAGCAAATCATGTAAGAATTGATTCTCGTGCAGACCAAGAAACCTCGACATACCAAGATTCAGCTCACTATATAGCTTTTCATGACGGTAATGGACCTCCTGGAGAACTTGGTGGAACGACTAACAGATCGGCGGGGAATTCATCGTGGCAAAATTTAGAAGATCATGTTGATTTATCGTATAATCCAGTTAGTGCCACTTTAACGACTTCTAAAGTCAAAGCAGATGTGGTGAACTCTGCCGGCAACACCCTAGTCGATATTTCGGCAGACAAATTTTATGGAAACGCAACTAGCGCAACTAGCGCAACGAGCGCAGACTTTGCTAGTTCAGCAGGAGCATGTACAGGTAATTCTGCAACAGCATCAAAGATTTTTGTCACAAATACTGAGATGGATCAAGAACTAGGATTGACATTTGCTGTTCAAGATAACTCCAGTTCACTATACAGGTCCATATATAGTGATGGCGGTGTAACATTTAATCCAAGCGCAAATAGAATAACTGTGAACAACATCAACATGGGCAATGCTGGTAACCTTACAGGCGGTATCGCTAGTTTCGACAATTCTGTTACTGTCACAAATACCGCTCAGACTGGTACTGTTACTGCTGATATCTTTAGAGGGCAGTTTGATGGTAATGTTCTTGGAGACATTCAAGGTAATGTAACCGGATCTTCGGGTAGCTGTACTGGTAATGCCAATACAGCATCAGGGGTTGCAGTTCACGACACTGAATCCACTACGCTTCACGCAATACTATTCTCTACATCGGTGCCCGGTGGTGGTGACGCATATAGGGAAGTTCGTTCAGATATCGGTGGTATCAGCTTTGATCCAGCCGATAATCATCTTACAATTGGCGGTGATGGAATACTAACAACACCTCAGATAACGCAAAATGATTCAACTACAACTTCTACCTTTGCCGGTAATGTTAGTATTGCCAGCGGTAAAACCCTTATTGGTAATGTTACTGGTAATGTTACTGGTAATGTAAGCGGCTCTTCGGGTAGCTGTAGCGGTACAGCCACCAAGGCCAATAAGATGTATGTTACAGAGAAAGACTCTGGAGAATACAGAGTTCTTTTAGGGGGGAGTAATACCGACGGCCATATGAGCGTGTATGCAGACAACGCTCTAAAATACGATACGGGCAATAATATTCTCTCGGGACACAACAACTCTATGGGTATTGAAGCGCATTCGGTAACGACTACCAATGCAACTATTACCAATCTAACTCTCTCAAACAATATTACCCTCGCCGCCGGTAAGAAACTTTTCGGTACTGTTCAGGGTAGTCTTGTTGGTAATGTTACTGGTAATGTTACTGGTAGTGCCGGTACCGCTGGCACTGCGGGTAGCTGTACTGGTAATTCTGCCACAGCAACTAAGCCTTATGTCACAAATACTGAAACAGACAATGCCATGGGATTAGTTTTTGCTGTTGCTGACAATAGTACGAATACTTACCGAAAGCTATACACTGACTCTGGCGGTATAACATTTAGACCCCACACTAATGAACTTATAGTTAATGGCACAATTACCTGCGATACTTTAAATGCCTCTAACTTCACTCTACCTAGTAGCATCAACGCAAACTTAGTGGGTAATGTTACTGGTAATGTTACTGGTAATGTAAGTGGATCTTCGGGTAGCTGTACTGGTAATGCTAATTCATCCACTAGATCGACACAACTATACATTAAAAATACTGAAGATGCTGATAAACTTTCTTTCTTAGGCATTGTAAATCCAAACCAAAACACTGGATACTTTCAAGTTGAATCTGATCTTGGGCTAAACTTTCAACCTAGCACCAATACGATATTTGCTTCAACCTTTGATGGATATCTGGATGGTACTGCAAAACAGGCCTCCAAATGGACTAATGAAATGACCCTCACGCTATCCGGAGACTGCACAGGTAGTGTTTCGTTTGATGGGAGCGATACAAGCGAGTCCTTACAGGTAAATGTAAAGGATAATGGCACCTTTACCGTTGCTGCCAACCGCATTACGGGATTAACTGCAAAATTGACTGAACTTTTTGACGAAGAGATGATTCCCCTAGATAGGATATATCCAGTAGGTTCAGTGTTTATTTCAATAAATTCAGACAATCCAGGGAATACTATTGGTGGTAATTGGTCACAGATTAGCCATGGTAGAGTTTTACTTGGAGCTGGTTCGGGTAATGACGGAACTGAAAGCAAAACCTTCACCAACGGCTCTTATGGAGGAAAGTACAACCACAAGCTAACTGTGTCTCAAATGCCTAAACACTCACACTCAGTCAATACTCGTAGACAAAATCATGTGGAACTCTTTAAGAGTGCTAGAACCCCTATACGAGAGTTCAGAGATAATGAGTTTGATGCAGCCAAGGGCGGCACTTATGACACGACTGACTATACAAACTCTTCGGGATCAAGTGGGTCTCACAACAATATACAGCCTTATATGGTCGTCTATATGTGGAAAAGAGTCTCTACATAGAAGACTAATTAAAGTTAAAAACTAGGAATAAATAATGTCAAAGAAATTTACACAGCTTCTATCAGGCACGCTATCAGCAAATGACCTATTTGCAATATCCGATAGTGACGGTGCAGTAAGCAACACGAGAAAGGTTACTGCTGAAGAGGTATCTGCATTTGCATTCTCTACCGAACAGCTAGATAATAATATTACGAATCTAAGAAGTTCTATAAACGGTTCAAATTCCTCAATTGCCAACGGATTACTAGCATCTAAGCTATTCTATAATGATGGCGTTACTGCCGACTATAGAGATGCATCATATTTCTTAGATTGGAATAATATAAGAGAGGACACGAAGCCTCAGGTTCCAGTGGCCAACTCGCAGTTAGCAAACGACATGAGTTTTGTTAGTCTGGCACTAGGACAAAACGATAGCTACATTCTTAAGGTAAGCCAGACCATTGGTAACTCTGCTACTGCTAGGGACATCACAACAGACGACATTAAACAGGGTTCTGTTAATAAGTATTTCGATACATCAACAGTTGCTATAGAAGTTAGAGATACTTTTGGCATATACTTCAATGAATATAGTGACAACTTTGATAGTGGAAACACTAAGAGTAGTTTGATGAACATCACTGGAGAATTTACTTCGGATGACACTGGGGTAAGTGCTAATCGAATAACCATAAGTTCTTCGTATAAACCTTCACAGAACACTGTGACTGCATCTGACTTCTCAGAAGATCAGGTATTGAGGGTCTATGGCTGTGATTCTGGCGCACAAACAACCATAACTACTAATCCCACATTTGTTGCTACTGGTAACGCATTCGCACCTGATACCAGTGGTAATAGTCTAGATGCTATTGTAAAGTTCGAATATAGGTGCGCCTACTTCAATCTTAGAACTGGAGAAATAGGACCTAGAAATACTTCTATATCGGCTCAGCAACAAGTTGATATATCTTTGCCAGGAGACAAGACTACAACAGATATATTAAATCAGTTCAATAGTGATTATTATATAGGTCTAGATTTTATTGACCCCGATGAAGATTATGGAATTTTGGTTTATAGACGAGTAGGCCAATCAGGAACAACTATGAAATTGATAGCTGTTTTAGGACCAAAAGACTTAGAAGGTGATACATGGAAAGATTATTATAATTACGACTATAACTCCTGGTCAAAGAAATCTGCTGAAGATAACTCGTACATAGGAGGATTAGACACCGAACTCGTACATTTTCCTCCATCTATAGATATGAATCCGTCAACAACAGCTGGAGGTCATGCCGAAACTCTTCATGGTTGGGCAGATTTGACTATCGCTAAAGGAGGAGTTTCTTCAGACACTGCCGCAGGAACAATAACACTAACGCTAAATGAAACTGTGAGTATTAATAACATCAATGGAATTTTGTCCCATAGGTGCAATATAGCACATAACGACACAGCTAAAATTGCTGGCGCTATAGCAGAGAAAGTGAGTCCTGAGGTGGGAATCAGAAGCCTAAGTCTAAACGCTAAGGCCTACAATATAACAAGTCTCACTATTCCAAATAACTTTGGTCTTTTGGGAGTATTGGGCATAACTAAATTAAATAAGCTACCTTGGAGTTCTTTTGTTTCGCCTCTAGCTGAAAGTGCGCCTAACCCAAGTATGATCAAATCTCAAGGTATACAAGGAGCAGACACAATAACACTAAGTGATGTTGACTTAGATGGAAACATATTGAATCAGTTCTTATTAGGCGATAGTTCTGGAAACACTCTAATAGATTTTGGTGTAGATACTTCAGATATATCTATCAACAACTGTAAAATACAAAACATGATAGGCGATGGAATTAAGTGTAGTTTACCAGTTAGATTCAAAATGAATCTTTCTGAAATATCTAATAGTGCTTTAACAGATAGATATGACTTTTTTCCTTTGGTTATTGATTCCGGAATCAATACTGTTGTAACAGGCAATGTTATTCAAAACTTTACAGCCTCTATAGATGCTACTGTTACTACCGAAAGTATACTGTCTAATAATGTGATCAAAAATGTTGGTTCTGGTTTAGATGTAGATAACGAATCTTCAGACACTAGACCAGGAATAGGGCTAGACATATATGGATCAACTTTCGTAGTAACCAGTTCTAATGTTATGATGGGTCCATCTTTTGAAGCATTGTCTACTCCTGATGTTCTGAATAGCGAATTTGACTCTATCAACATATTAAGAAGTAAACTACAGAACATTGGAACAGGCCAGGTGTACAATAGCGATTACTTTGTGTATCAGGAAAATGGAAGAACCTTAGATTTAACAGAAGATTCTATATCACCACAGTATGCTAAAGTTGAATATAGAGTTAATCTTTTAAAAGTAGACAGTGATAATAACCACACTATTTACGGAAATAAAATAGGACCTGGTGTTAAAGATATCAATAATCAACCATTTACAGCAACTTCAAGTGGTGGTAACGCTAATCCTGGCTCGGCATTACAGACCAATAAGCGTTATGAAATTCTAAGAGTGGGAGATACTAACTGGACAGATTATGGCGCATTCGTCAATAAAGCTGGTTCATCTTTCGTATGGAATGGCGTATCACTGCCAGTATATTCTGCAACGGGCGGAATAATAACCGCTAAAGAGTTTCCTGGATTTGTAGATAGTAATGGTGTATCGCATGACCGTATAGAGTTTACTAACAGCGATCCTGATTCTGATCCTAGTTTAGATGCGACTGATGGACAGTTTAAGTTTGAGATAACAAATTCAGCAGGCAGTTCACTAGAGAAAATAGTAAGTGGAGTATACTCTCCGGCTGATTTAAAGGCACTATATACTGCAGGATTATCTAGTGGTTTACACACAGCTGGCACTAAACACTATGGTATGGCATGGACAGCAAACTTAGTAAGAAATGTCAATGCAGGAAAATTGATTGAGGCTGGCCAGTGGCAAGCCTCGGCACAACTCAATGCTCAAGGGCTAGATGGAGACGGACTAAATGTTTATGGTAAGGCACAAAATGATCCCGATAACGCAGACATATATTACATAGATTATATAGTTGAAGTGAGTGGATTAAATTATGCCAATGTTGGAGATATGGTAAGAGTTAATTCCACCGGTTGGAGTGCGGGTAATGGTAGTCAAGGACCATTATACAGCGTAAACTCAAATCCAAATAATGGATTTTTGGTTCGCAATGTTTCAGGCGGCAGTGATGATACAAGGGTACTTACGATAAGATATTATGGCGGTGGGTCAACACAAGATTTAACAGGGCAACAGGTGGCTAGTACTGCACCATTTGGAACACTAAATATAGTAGACGACTTTGTGATGGCACAAGGGCTTATTAAATAGGAAAAATAAATGTCAAGTATAACAAATGTAAACAGCAACACATCGGTAGTAAATGTAGGTAGAACTACTCCGGTCACTCCAGGTCCTCAGTTAGCAGAGAAGTCTATTCCTGTTGTAATGGCAACTGATCAGACCTCTATTCCTGTTGTTGAGCAGAATAAGGTTCAGTCGGAAGTTGCACTATCTCTACTAGGTATTCCTAGAGCGGAGATTGCACTTGGTATATTTGCTGATGTAAACACTTATGATGTTAACCCATCTGAGTGGTCGATGAGACCAGCGTATCATATTACTGGTGGCGCCGATAGACAAGCGAACGGCATTAAGCATCTTCCCACAGAAGCTGGTGCACTTGTAGAAGCAGGAAGAAACAAGACATCAGTATTGACATCTAAGCGTTTCTTTAGATATCAACCTGGTCGTGTATCTGCCGCCACATTTGGTATTAAGAGTACAGTAAATCTTGTTGATTTCTGTCAGAATCCTCCCATTCGTAAATTCGGTATTTACGATAAGTACGATGGTTACTATTGGGAAAACAGAAACAATGGTGAAGGCGATAACTTCTCTGTTGTTCGTAGAACTCAGTCTCTGCAATATGGTCCTGTAAGTACTTATGGCATAGGAGGCACCGGTGCCAATGCTACTCCTTTGAGAGGAGAAGATCAGGTGGCAGGAGACGAAGACACTGTAGATACAACACAAATAGATGACTATAGAATTGTTGGTATGGGAGCTGATGAGAAGATTTATTCTCCAGGACTGCTCTCTCCAGATAGAAAACTTCTTACCGAAAAAAGATACGAATTGATCGATGCAGTGCTTGACCATGTGACGAGTAACTATACTCAGCCTTCTTCTACTTTCACAGTGGAGTTGGGAGAAAGCGGCACACCCACCAGTATAACTACAGCTATACTATCGAATGCCGCAACAAGCAAAGAAAGGTTCTATAACGATTTAGTTCTATGTTTTAACAAAGCAACTGGTTGGATAAATCCAACCAGCACCCCTGAAGGCGAATTGATCACTGCTGAACAAATGGAAGCTAGGTGTAAGCGTGACTTAGACTACTGGATTGATAACTTCTTACTAGATTTAGAAGCCGGTGGTAATGCACACACTATCTGGAACACAACAAACTTCACATTACCAGGATCTTCTGGTGGTAATAATGCTTGGGAATCTTCTAAAGACAGAAGCGTAGGCGTATTTCCTAAAATAAGTCTATTTGAAGCTCCTATACATTATAGACTACTACAAATGTTTAATGGAGGTGTTACAGGCGCAAGTAACCCAGTTGATGACTTGTCTGGTGCCGCTAAGACTTCTCTCACATCTTTGCAGACAATCGTAGCAACTGCATTCGGAGGAGCAACAACAGGCACTGCTTCTAGCTATAATGACACATTTAATATTCCTGAAGTTCATGAAGGTTCAGGTTCAGCTCCAGTTTATGGAAACAAGAGTAAGCTAGATACATTCTTTGACACTAAGAGAAATTTCTGGTCATACTATGCCACCACTAAGAAAGCTCCTGTTGATGTTGGTACTGACTCGTCAACAACTAATGCAACACCTATGTTGAGTTCGACTAAAAGGTACACAATTATTGATACAGGTACCACCGTAAACTGGACAGACCTTGATGCAAATAGCACCGGTCTATCAAATAGTGACTACTTTAAAGGTAAAGTTTTTGTAGCGGCAGAAAATATTGTTCCTAGCAGTGGCGCAGAAATGGGTCAAGTATGCGAAAGCATAACATATGATATACCCGCCGCTGGATTCGGAACAAGCAGTACCAATGTTGTAAATAATGCGGCTAATGGCACTGGACTTAGATTATTTAGCGGATTAACACAATCTGAGATAGAAGTTGTTCTAAAAGATAAGTGTCAGCGTGATGTTGGATATATCATTGATGGATACAAGAACGATATGATTGGCGGTGGTGATGCAGAGACTAGTTACAATATGTCTATGTTCTTCCGCGGAACTGGTATGTCTGTGTACTCTCAAAAAGATGCGAGTGGAAATTTAAGTGAAGTCGAAAGGCACACTTATTTGAAATCGCTTTTAACAAAAGAGTTGGATGCTTTTGAAAGTGTCAATCCAAGCTTGAATATACTAACACAGAAAAACAACTGCCTCGCCCTAGCGCAAAGAGTTATTAATAACTTTGGAACAGAAGATATTAAATCTATAACCGTAGGATCTAGAGCATTCCCAGGCAACTTAGTGGTGATGAGAGATGGCTTAATGCATACTCATGCTGGAGTCTATGACCCTTCACTTCTTAAAGATGCAGAGAAAATTAAAGGTGTTATTACTGTAGAGGGAAGTAAGGTAGCTGGTGGTTCAAGACTCCCTAGCCAATTTAAGATAACAAAAGGAAATGTGACTTTTGGACAACACATCAGAATTAATTGGTCCAATGCTGTAGATCAAGTGACTGTACAGGAAGGGGCTAGCAGTATAGTAGTCAAGAAGGGAGAAATATTAAGAGTTCGAAGAGTTATAGGACCTAAAGGTAATGAGTTCACTTGTGTAAAAGCAAATGACACTATAGACTTCGTTACGATATTGAACTCTGACTTGAGTAGTCTAGGAGAAATTTATTTTGAAACCTCAGTGCCATTCGTTTTTCCTAAAGACTATGATATTTTAGCAATAAACACTGGCGGTGGTCTAGGACTAACATCTGAAATAGACACCACACCAGAAACATTGAACAATAAAGCAGATGATATTAATAATGTCTCTACCCAGAGAATCTTTAGATATATTAATGACGGAACATCTACACTTAAAACTCCTAAAGGTGCAATGTTCCCATATCTATATGCGTTTGATGATGACCTAACTCCAGAAACTGATTCGATTGGAGAAAACTATATAGGTTTTGTGAACACTGCACTTAATCCTTTCGGACCTGGTAATACGGGTAACAATATCAATACAATAAGATCACAAATCGATAATGTGAACTTCTACCCAGAATATGTAAACTGGATTAAGAATAATGTTAAACCAGAATACTGGGGTGTTTATGAGTATCGTGTGCCTCGT